GTCTATGACTACAGTGCGGGCTATGGCGGCCGCATGCTGGGTATAACAACCAGTAACATGCGTTATAACTACCAATGTATCGACCCTAACACAGAAACAGTTCGACATTTAACATACTTGAGTGAACTGATAGAACAAGCAGTTGGTAATCGAGGTTTAATCACACAGGCAGTTAGTGAAGAATATGAACCTGAAGATATTGACTTGGCATTTAGTAGTCCACCATACTTTAACTTAGAGAAGTACAGTGATGAGCCGACCCAGTGCATGGTTAGATACACTACATTAGATGAGTGGTTTGAGGGCTATGTTGTGCCTACTATGCAGAACATCTACAAAGGCCTAAACCCAGACGGAGTGTTTGCTACTAACATTGCAGACTATAAGTCATATGGTAATAAAGAGTATGCTGTAGTAGAGCGTTGGATTGCCACTGCTGAGAAGTTAGGCTTTAAACATTCCGGCACAATTAAGATGATGCTGAATACTCGCCCGGGTGTAGGCAATGATAAGACTGCTGGGCGTGAAAAGTTTGAGGGCGTCTACGTTTTTACTAAATGAAGATTAGCATTAGACATTTAACCTACGGTGACATTCAAGACCGGGTTACATGGTTAGAACAAAACGTAGGAGAACGTAAGTATGTTTTGCATAACCAAACAGGCGGCTATGGATGGTGGTATTTCAATAATGATAGAATTATCGAAATTGAAGATGAACAGTGGGGTACAATGTTTTTATTAAAGTTTGGTGGTTAAGTGAGTATATTAGACGGAGCAAATGGCCGCAAGTTTATAGCTTCGGGTCCATTCGATGATGAAATGCCATGGCACTATCTTGTTATTGCTGATATTAGTTATTGGCTAAAACATGAACCAGAAATATATGCGTGGATGGATGATAACTTACCTAGAGGCAGGTTACACCAACAAGGCATGACTTTAGAATTTGAAACTGACGAACAATTAACTTTATTTGTATTGAGATGGGCATGACTAAAACACTTACACTATCGCATAAAAATTGGAATAATCTTAGAAATAAAGTTATAGAGGATTACGGACAGGCTACTGTACTAATCAGTTGGCGATTACGTACTACGTTAGGATTTACTGTACGCGAGCATAGAGATTACATCGAAGGTGCGGCTTGGGATCAGGAAAATACTATTCGTTTAGACTTCTGGGATGAGCAATTACAAACAATGTTTCTTCTTAGATACAGCGACTACATAATTTCCTAACTAACCGCCGAATTTTAGTGGAGCTATACCCTGTGCCATCATTAAGGCTTTATTTTTACCTTCTGCCAAACTTGCTTTGATAGCATCACCGCTAGCACTTGCAGTGTTAGCCATGTTTTTAAGTGTATCAGTAATTCCAGAACCAGATGTATCAGCACCTATTTTATGTAGGCTTGTTGCAAAGCCCATTGCGCCACCTAGTCCTAACTTGGGTGGTGCTGTAGAAATATCGATTCCTATATTATTAAAAGCAGATGATGTTTGTGTTATTGATGTATTAAGTGCGTTAATAGAACTAATATCTATACTTGCGCTATTAAAAGCATCAATAGCCGGTCCGCCCGATACATGTTGCATAAAGTCTGTCATACTTGGTACACTACCAGTAATTGGTAATCCGCCCGATATCATTGAACTAATGTTAGATGACATGCTACTCATTAGTCCAGATAGCGACGGTACCGCAGCTTCTAAGTTAGGAATAGATGGTATTTCGATAGCACTACACATACTAGCCGCGGCCTCTGGACTTGTAAATTTTGCGCCCATATCACTAAACTTGCTGGCCATTGCGCTCATATCGGGTAGATTAGCCGCAGTTAAACCAGAACCAGATGGTGCTAATTTACTTAAATCAGTTAGGTCTTTAAGATTTTCAATTTTACCACCTGGACTAATGCCTAACTGTTCAGTAACAGTAGATATAACTTTGGGATCGGTGATAGTACCCATGATTTTATCAACCTGTGCTGTGTGTTCAGGCATACTTAAATCTAACCCAGCGCCGGCAATTGCTCCATTTATTCCGCTGGCATTACCTAATTTTACACTGTTTAATTTATCAATAAGTCCAGCCGATGTGCCAAACTTAGACATGTCCTTTAAATCAAATACTGGTCCGGCAGCAGTAAATGCTTTCGACACATTGCCTAGATCACCAAGTGCCCCGTCAAGACCATGTGTAGCCATCGAACTCATATTAGTAATGCCTGTGCCAAAATCACTAAATGATGTATTTGATAAAAAAGCAGTTGTTTTGGTTAATTCGTTTGAATCTGCAATATGTCCCTGTGCTTGATTTAAAATTTGACCAAATGCCGCATGATTAGGAGTTGCTCCGAATCCCATGCCGGTGTGTAACGCTGTTAAATTAGCAAGTGTATTAGTTGCCGCTGTTACAATGCTAGCTGAATATACACCCCCTACATTAGCCGCTGCAGCGGCCAATTTATCTTTAGCATTACTTACACTCTGAGGAAGTGCTAACGCCGTTCCTTCTGCTATACCAACCATAGCAGTAATGGTACTAGGTGTAAGTGCTCCGGAAGCAGTGGCCAGAGTAACTTTCATGTTCTCTGCTATTACACTGCCAGCCTTTGCAGTTACTAAACTAATATCCTTTTCTGCCGACATGCCTAATCCTAAGTTATAATACCACCAGCGCCAGCTGGCTCAATACCTGTTGTTGTTTGTATATAGTGGTTTACTAATGCGCCACTTGTTTGTGCATGTAGCATAACATGACGTCTATCAATGTGTATACTCTTATTTAACTCAGATGTAAATAGGCTCTGCATCAAGCCAATGCCCTGTGGACTTGGTACTACAATCATTGGTTTAGATACAATGAATTCATCAGCAGTTTCTTCTAATACTTTAGCAATAACTTCATCACCATTTACTAATTTAAATGATACTAATGTATCTCGGTCGTACTTATTAGTTACTAGCACTTGTTTCCCCTAACATTTCGTTTAATTGTTCGTTGGTTAATTTTTGCAGGCCTTGGTAGCCGCCCGATACAAATAGTTTACCGTCACGATAAATTTGTGGCACTGTACGATGCCCTTCACTCATAATAAACTCGCGTGCGTCTAAATCTTCATCAATTTTAATTACTTCAAACGCAATCTTTTTCATTGTTAATAAATTCTTTGCTTGCTCACAGAATGGGCAAGAATCTTTTGAATACACAGTTAACATATTGGCTCCTTTTATTATAGTGTAGGTAATTCGTCGTAGTTCATCTCATCACTCATTACGCCAATTACGTAGTTAGTTGATTCGGACTCTTGTAAGGCTGTTTGTTTTTTACTGGTATCACTGTGCTTATTAAACCAAGGAATCGGAGTTGATTTAGGCGCAGGGCTAGTGTAACGTATACCGATTTGTTTTAGTGCATCTACGGCGGTATAATCAACAAAATCTTTCAAGATGTTAGCGTTTAAACCAATAACTGGGCCCATTTTGAACAAATAATCGGCCCATGCTTTCTCTTCGCAAATAACGTCTAGGTACATTTGATATACCTCAGCTTCGCATTCTTGTTTAATAGCAGCAAAGCGTGGATCTTCTTTAATCACTTGATTGATCAAGAACGCTGTCCATTCTTTGTGTAGTAATTCATCTTGTAGAATTAAACTGATAATATTACCATTACCAATAAAGATACGATTTTCCACCATAGCCAAACTTGTGGCAAATGATACCATAAAGCGGAATGCTTCTAGGCCGTAACTAGCATGTAGGGCTAGCCAAATAGCTTTAATATGTTCTGTTTCGCTAACTTTAATGCCGAGTTCAGCTTGACAGTTAATCACATGCAATTTGTCATAGTAGTTGCCAATGGTTGATGCCATGCTGACAATTTCTTGTGTATCATGAATTGTATTAAACACATCTTTAGGCACATTATAGATATTACGAATAATGTGGCTGTAGCTCTTACTGTGAATGTTAGTTTCAAAGAAACTCCAATTACTAATAAGTGCTTCTAGCTCTGGTAAACTTACTACTGGGCCAAATACTTGATTAGGTGCGCGACCTTGCAGACTATCTAAAGCTGTTTGACGTAACAAGTTACTAGTAAAGATATGTTTGACTGCATCGCTGGCACTTTTAAAATCATTGGCATCTTTACTTAGGCTAATCTCTTCTGGTTGCCAAAAGAAACCACGTGCTGTAGCTTCATAATCTGCAATCTTGTTATACTTAACTTCTTCAAAGCGTTGCACTGTTACTGGACCTGCCGGATCCAAAAACATCTTACGTTGTAGATAGTTAGTTGGCTTACTTAGGTTATACTGTGCTTTACTCATTTATAATTTGCAGCTTTCGCAGCCCTCTTCATCATCATAATCTATTGGTGCCATTGTTGGCGCTACTTCTGCAACCATCTTACTACCTTGTTTATTAATCAAGCTATAGTAGAATGTTTTAATGCCCCATAGCTGTGCCTGCATTAAATTCTTAGCAATCAATGTAGTGGGCACCTTACGATCCGCAAAGTGTGCCGGATTGTAAAATGTGTTAGTGCTGATACTTTGATCCACATAGGCCGCTAGTACTGCCGCAGTTTTTAAGTATGCTGAACAATCTTTTTGTTCCCACATGAGTTGATATTTATTCTTTAACTTATGATATTCCGGAACAACCTGTGTGAATGAGCCAGCTTTTGATTCTTTAACTGAAATTAAACTCATAGGCATTTCAATACCATTGGTTGAGTTAATAACAACACTGCTTGACTCTACAGGAGCAATAGCCATTAAGGTAGCATTGCGTACACCATATGATCTCATATCACTACGTAGTTGTTCCCAATCAAGTTCTGGTGTAAAGTCAGCAAGTTCATTAACACCATCTGCACGATTCTCCCAAGGAAACTGTCCTTGACCGTAACGTGTTTTTGCAGAATCTAAACATGGGCCACGTTCTTTAGCAAGTTCGACTGTGGCTTCTGTTAAGTAGAATGCTTGATGTTCCATCCAACTTTTAACTTCTTGTAGGGCATCGCTATCGCCGTATTGTAAACTACGTTTAGCATGCCAATAGGCCAAGTTAGTAATACCAATACCCAAGGGTTGTAGCTCATCGTTTGACAATTGGCTTTGTATGCTTAAGAAATCTTGATAGTCCAAAATGTTACATAAACTACGTTGCAGGATACGGCAAGCACGACGCATGTCTTCTGGATTGCGGAAAGCACCCCAATTTATACTACCAAGTGTACACAGGGCAATGCGACCAGTTGGATCATCTAAGCGTTTGAATGGCTTAGTGGGTAGTAAAATCTCGCAACACAGATTACTTTGATAGATGGTATGATATTCTGGATCAAATGGTCCTTGCTTCATAACGTTATCAATAAACACTAGATAGATACGACCTGTATCTGTACGTTCTTTTAAAATGCCGCCTTTAAATACTTCTTCGGCTGACATTGTTTTCTTACGTAGGTCTTTACGACGTTCGTACTTAACATACAATTCTTCAAACAATTCAGTATTGCTGTAAAAGGCTTCGTATAAGTCAGGTACTTCGTTAGGATCAAAGAATGTAATATTTTCTTTGTTTTTAAAACGACGCCAAAAGAAAGCACTTAGTACAACACCGTAGTCCATGTGTCTAACTCTTGTTTCTTCTGTTCCTTGATTGTTTTTCAACACAATTAAATCATCAAACTGATGATGCCAGATAGGGTAAAACACAGTAGCTGATGCGTTACGTATGCCGCCTTGACTACATGACCGTAAATCACCGAACCATTTCTTCAAGAACGGAATCATACCTGTGTGTTGTATTTCGCCACCACGTATAGGCGAACCTAGACTACGTAAGCGGCCAATTTCTAAACCAATACCAGCACGTTTACTAGCATACTTGGCCATCATTTCGCCTGATGCAAAAATACTATCTAAATCATCGTCTGCTTTAATTAGTACACATGAACTAAATTGTTTAGTTGGTGTGCCTAGGCCGGCGAGAACAGGCGTTGCCAGGGTAAACAAACTGTCACTGGCGCAATTATAGTATTCTTTGATAAAACGCATACGTGCGCTGTTAGGTTCTTCTTTATGGAATACTGTTGCCGCTGCAACTATATAACGTATCTGCGGAGTTTCGTAAATCTGTTTAGTAGCACGGTTACGTACAAGATATTTTTCAATCAGTTGTTCAATGGCCGCATATGAATAAGTTTCATCTTTGGTATGGTCAATAAATGAATCCATCTTATCCCACTCTTCTTCCGAGTACCATTCGAGTAGTTCTGATGTGTATAGGCCAGTTGCTACATTTGTCTTAACAATTTCATATAAACGAGGAACTTCGTAGTCACCGTAGACGTCTTTACGTAACATACTCAGGCGTTGTTTGCCTGCTACGTACTGATAGTTAGTATGCCCTATGTCTGGATTGTGTTCGATGTCAATAAGATCAACAATAGCACGAAGTGTAATTTCGTCAATTTCACGTGTGCTGATGCCGTCATAAAAATGTGGTTGTGCTTTGATTTCAATCATTGACTGACTTACGTCTGCGATTCCAGCACATACTTTTGTGATCTGGGCTTGCCATTTATCTACTGCTAACGGGGCGCGGCTACCGCTACGTTTTATTACTTGAATGATACTCAATTTGATAACCTCGTAATTTAGTACTGCTCTAAATTT